ATGGTGCGCACCCGAGGCTTAAATCTTGACGAGGCTATTGATTTAGCTGAAGCAGAAGTTAAGCAAGTGTTTGCGGCCAAATTTAAAAACCCTAACAAAGATAGACCCTCATCAGTGCTTAGCGGTAATCGTGAAACCAGACCTAAGGGTAAAGCGATATCAGATCTAACGTCTGAACAAAAAACAGTATGGTACTCATTAAAAGGCACCATGTCTGAAGAAGAATTTTTAAGCCAGCTGGAGAAAATAGCATGAGCCGTGCAGAGAATAGACCATCACGAAAAAACCAACGCTCACCCATTGGGCGACGAAATGTATTAACGGCAGAGCAGAAGGAAGGCTTTGTTCGCCGTTACGTAAATGATGACCCCGGTCGTATCCAGATGTTTTTGGATGCGGGGTATGAGGTAGTAGACGAAGATGCCCAAATGGGCGAAGAAAACGCAGGCCAAGCATCACAACTTGGCAGTGTCGCGCAAAAGCCGGTAGGCGGCGGAACAAATGCTGTTTTGATGGAGATCAAACAAGATTGGTATCAAGAAGACCAAGCAGCGAAAGAGGCGCAGCTCAAAGACAAAGAGCAGGGTTTACTGTTGGATGAAAACGGCAGATCACCCGATTCAAAAACAGTTTACGGCGAAGGTTTGCAGATCTCTGCGAACAACAAACCCGCTGTAAACACAACTTAACTCACTAGGAGGTATTAGCAATGGCTAATATTGATGCACCTCGCGGTTTGCGCCCCGTTAAGCACCTTGATGGTTCCCCATACAACGGTTCGTTTAATCGCTATTACGTACCAGCGTCTGACTCTACAGCAATATTTGTAGGTGATGCGGTGGTTTCTGGAGGCTCTGCCGATGCAAACGGCGTTGCAGATGTTGCTCAAGCTTCGGCTGGCGGCAACTTGCGCGGCGTAGTTATTGGCGTTGAGCCCGTCACTGATGAATCACTAAGCTATCGTCCGGCATCTACTGCGGGATATGTTTATGTGGTTGATGCTCCCGACGTTATCTTTGAAGTTCAAGAAGATAGTGTGGGTGGCGCTATAGCTGTAACAGCAGTTGGCTTAAACGCCGACATCACGGTTGGAGCAGGTTCAACAGTGACCGGCACATCAGCAATGGAGCTGGATTCCAGCGACGTTAAAACTGGCGCGGCTCAATTGCGCATCATGGGCCTTACTCAGATTGAAGACAATGCAATTGGCGCTAACGCCAACTGGCTTGTTCTGATTAATGAGCATGAACTCAAATCGACAACAGGAGTATAGAATATGTCTACGGTAAACACAGGTAACATCGCCAAGGCACTCCAGGTTGGCGTTAATAAGTTCTGGGGTATGGGATACGGTGAGCATGCATTACAGCTTACTGATATTTTTGATGAAGAAAACTCAACCAAGGCCTACGAAGAAGATGTTCAGTTAGTAGGTACTGGTTTAATGCCGGTTAAAGCGCAGGGCGCGAGCGTTGCTTATGATGCAATTCGTCAGGGCTACACACAGCGTTACACGCACTTAACCTACGCAATGGGTATTATCTTCACCTACGAGATGTTAGCGGATAAGCAGTATGATCTTGGCTTTAAACAAGCTCGGTATCTCGGTTTTTCTGCGCGTCAAACGCAAGAAACAGTAGCGGCAAATGTATTGAACCGAGCGTTTAATGGCTCGTATACATACGCTGATGGTGTTGAGCTTTGTTCAACAGCGCACGCTAAAATCTCAGGTGGTACTTTTGCTAATGAATTAGCTACACCGGCAGATTTAAGTCACGCGTCTATTGAGCAGGCGTTGATTGATATATCTAACACGACAGATGATCGCGGTTTAAAAATTGCGCTTATGGGTCAAAAGATTATCGTTCCTACTGCGTTGCAGTTTGAAGTGAAGCGCATCTTGAAATCTATTCAAGAGAGTGGCACGGCAAACAATGACACTAACGTGCTACGTGAAGAGAATCTTAAAATCTGCACCAACAACTATCTAACAGACCCTGATGCATGGTTTATTAAAACCAACTGTCCAGATGGTATGAAGCGCCAAGTGCGTGAAAAAGTAAGTGCACCTGAGTCAGAAAATGACTTTGATACTTACAACGCCAAATTCAAATGCATGTTCCGTGAATCGTATGGTAATACAGACGCTCGCGGCATCTTTGGATCACCCGGCGGTTAAGACTTTCGAGTCTGGGCCCTCTTCGGAGGGCTTTTTTTTGCTTAACTACTTACCAACTTCTAGGAGACTTCACCGATGGCAAGTTCAACAATTAAAGGTTACTGGCGACAAAAAGGCAGCAAAGCTGCAACACCCGCAGTAGGCCTACAAGTTATTCAATTTTCTTTTGACCCAACTGCTGCATCTGCATCGATGGGTAAAACACTCCCCGTGGGTGCAATTCCGTTATTTGCTCAAAACATTGACGGTGGCGCAACCGGTGGCACTAACCCAACAGTCGATATCGGTACGTCAGGTGATCCTGATGGCTTTGCTGGTGAGCTCGACGCCGATGGAGCAACTGGTTTAATTAATACCGGTGCATTGTTAGGTGCTGAGCTAACAGCTGACACCGTGATTTATGCCGGTGTTGGAGCAAGCGCAGCAACAGGCGGCACCGTCACCATTGGTGTTTATTTCATTATGAGTGATGCGGGGTAATCATGAGACCTAAATCAATCACGGTTACATCAGCAAATTCTCCGTACTACTACCCCACCAATTGGCGGGGCGGAAAGATGGGGCTTACAGCTACGCCAACAGGTGCGGGCAATTACGATGTCGCTTATACCAATGAGCCAATAGGCAACGGTGCTGCGAATGTAACCGACTGGGTAGATGTTACGGATATGTCTGCGGCAACCGCTCAGGCATCCAAGGCTATCGACCCAGTGACTTGCATTCGAGTAACGTTAAATTCCGGCACCTCCGTCAAGATTGATATATCGCAATCTGATGTTTAGACCCGGCGATTACTTTGTGCAGTGCGATATTAGCGGTCGCAAGTCGTTACGCAGTGAATGTGTACGGACTTGGGACGGCTTTATCGTGCGCAAAGAGTATTACGAAACGCGACAACCGCTTGATCTTCAGCGGCCACCACGGGCCGAGAGATCAGTGCCAGATGCACGACCAGAAAACGAAACCTTTCTTAATTACGGCGACGTAACAGCGGACGATTTATAAATGGCAACCTCAGGATCAGTTGATTTCTCAATGACGACAATTGAGATTATAAAAGACGCTTTAATATTGATCGGCGGCATAGAAGATGAAGGCACGCCAACATCAGCGCAAGCTGATTACGCCAAGCGCGCACTAAACCGCATGACAAAAGCGTGGAGCGTTAAAGGCTTAAAGATTTGGTTAGAGCAAGAGCATACGCTGCCGTTAATTGCATCAACCGCCACTTACACGTTATCAGCTATTAATCGACCAACCCGTATTTATAACGTTAGAAAAGTGCTCGACAGTATTGAGACGCCGGTACGGATAGTGACTCGACAAGAGTATATGAACCAACCTTCAAAAGAATCAGAGGGCAAGCCTGTGTTCGTTTATTACGATAGTCAAATACCCGACGGAATTATGTATGTGTGGCCCACTCCTGATGCGGCCGATGACCTTAAGTTTACGTTTAAATCATACCTTGAGGATTTCGACAATCTCAGTGATGACGCCCACTTTCCCTCCGAATGGCTAGACGCCATCGTTTATAATTTAGCGTATCGCTTATGCCCAAAATACGAAGTCTCTGGCGAAGACCGCCGCACCATTCGAGAGCAGTCAATTGTTTACCTAGAAGACGCTGAAGACGCTGATATGGAGCAGGGCTCTTTATATATTGAGCCATACATTGATGAATATTGATCTTATTGGCGCTAACGAGAAAGGGTTAAGTATCTCTCTCAACAACCAAGAAAGCCAAAATTGTTACGTTATGGCAACCCCTCGTGGAAGAGGCCCCGTTGCGCTGGTTGGCTCTCCGGGGTCGGCAGTATTCTCGCCCACATCGGGTGAAATGCGCGGATGCGACGAATGCAAAGGCATTTCTTACTGGGTCATAGGTAACAGTCTTTATAGTGCAGACGTAAACGGTGTAGCGACCAATTTAGGTTCTGTGCCTGGTACGGGTCGAGTGGATATAACGCATGACGGCGTATCCCTTATCATTGTTAATGGCACATCAACTGCTTATTTTTATAACACAGTAACCGCTACATTTACTCCAGTTGTTATGCCTTATGTTGCCTACACGGTAGATATGTTAGACACCTATGCCGTATTTAGCTCTGAAGGTCAGCAATGGTTTATCTCAAACGTTGGCGATACCGATAATATCTCCGCGCTAGATTTTGCCTTGGCTGCTAAGCAGCCCGACGACTTACTGGCTATTGTTGAGGACCATAGTGAGTTAATGTTATTTGGCGCAAAAGTAACAGAGCCTTGGTTTAATAGCTCAGGTATCGACTTTCCTTTTGCTCAAAACACCGCCGGAATAATGGAGCGGGGTGCTTATACTCGCTGGGGAATCGTTAAAGACGACAACACATTAGTGTTTCTAGGGGATGACTTAATCGTCTATCGTCTACAGGGGTATACACCCACCCGAGTGAGTAATGACAGCCTAGAAACGCAACTGTCCGACTTGCTTGATGACGGCTTTGAATCTGATTTAAGAAATGCTTTTGCCATTATCTACACCGATCATGGCCACAAGTTTTATCAGCTTACCATTCCTAACCATGCAACATTGGTGCTTGATCTTGCTACCGGCGAATGGCACAGCAAAAAGCACTGGAAATACGCAACGCACCACGCAGTTTGTTACGTTAAGTGCTACGGCAAACACTTAATCGGCGGGCTTGATGGAAAAATCTATCAAATGTCCAGAAACTTTTACGACGATGCGGGTGAGGTGCTTAAATTTTTACGACGCTCTCACGCCTACTCAGCCGATGACAAACTTATCCACTGGAAAGAAATTAAATTCTTATTTGATTACGGCAGTACGCCATTAATTTCTGGCCAAGGCAGCGACCCTAAAATGGTTTTACATTGGTCTGATGACTACGGGCGAACATGGTCAACGCCTAAATTTTTACCTCTAGGCAAGCAGGGTCAATACCTAGAAAAAGCCGTACAGCGCGGCATGGGGCGCTCCAGAAATCGCCTGTTTGAGTATTACATCACCGACCCAGTGCCAAGGAATTTTTCGGGCGCTACAGCGGTGGCGTCATGAGCAATGTGAATCCTAATTCTCGCGCTCCGTTTGTTACTAATGACGGAAGACTCACCAAGTACGGCATAGACACTATAAGAGAATTACAGCTAGCCATTAACTTACAAGACGGCACGAGCGATCTAGATGACATTGTGAGTGGCGATACATTAATTGGCCAAGTCAGCGCCCAGACCGAGCAGTTAAAAGTAGATATCGAAGCAGTCATGACTGATACAGCAAGCGTCGTATTAAAGGCTCAAGTGCGCGAGCTAGAAAGCCGCCTAAGCGACCTTGAGGCGATGCTTGACATTCCTGTAACAGCACACCTAACCCATCGAATTAATCAACTTGAGGACCAGCTATGACCATTAGAGATGTCAGCGCAGAGCTAGAGCAAGTCGCCGCTTCTGATACCACTTTATACACTTGCGACACCAATGCTAAATCGGCAGCCATCACTAACGCGGTTGTGAATAACGAAAACGCAAGCTCCACAACCATCACAGTTAATATTGTTAAATCCGCAGGCAGTGTAGCGGCAACGAATCGGTACGCTTCGGCCAAGCCGGTCGCCGGTATAACTAATGTGGCTTTAACTGAAATCATTGGTGTTGTTCTTGAGCCCGGCGATTTTGTCAGTGCAATAGCGGCAGACGCAAGTCGGCTCAATTTAAAACTAGCGATAAGGGAAAAGTATTAATGCGAAACTTTTATCAACTGACACAAGGTTTGGATGTCATGCCTTTAATGGTGGCGTTGCAGTCTCAGCCTGAACTATGGAACCAAAATGATTTACGCCGAGTTTATCCTGATAGCCCGCACGCGGCTGTTGATGATATTTGGTTGCGATTTAATGAAGTGAATATTGACGATCCAACGCCGGTTATCGATGACAAAGAATGCATTAACTACCCCGCGTTCGCACAACTGCCTCAAGCCAGACAAATTATATTTGCCATCATGGGGTCAGTGCAGGGTGAGCGTCTTGGCCGATGCCTTATTACTCGTTTAGCACCCGGTGAAACCATTACACCGCATCAAGACGGCGGCGCACCAGCCACTTATTACGAGCGCTATCACATCGTCTTGCAGGGTCATCCCGGTGCAATTTTTCGCTGCGGTGATGAAACTGTATCTATGCGAACCGGTGA